AGGGTAGAACCGAGCAGCAAGCGCTGTATCATCGGTATCTCTGTAGATCCGAATAACTTCACCAAGGGTAGGTGCAGTATTGAATTGGATCGTTGTAGCGTTGGCTAAGGTGTATGCAGTTGTGGTGCTACCGTCAAGGCTTACCTTGATGTCAGTAGTCTCTAGGTATGGGAATGTAAAAGAAAATAGGACGGTAGAGCCGTCCCCTGTGTATGTATTCTGAGTGACAGCCATTTACGCTTAGTTGCGAAGTTGTAGTAGTTCTTGTACTTGGGTGGCTGTGGTGGAAGCGCCTTCAAGATTGCCGGATTGCATTTGTCGCTTCTGGAATTTCTTCATAAGACTGATATCAGCATTAGTTGCATTCTCTTGTTCGTATGCAGCCCATGCTTGCTTAAATGCATCGTTATGAATACGATCCAGCTCTTTATGGACAATAGTATCCTTGATAGCATAATCGCTTTGCTTTAGTTGACCACGACGGCCAACATATTCTTTAATCTGCTTATCCCAGAATTTATCTGGTGCATTCATCATCTGCTCAATCTGACCTCTAAGATCAGCATTCTGAGCAACCCAGTTGTTAATCCACTGCCGCTCACCAGGAGTCAGAGGATTACCAGTAGTCAGGTTTGTGCGTGGTGTCTGAAGACCATCCCATCCAGTACTCAACAACCACTGCCTCCACGGTTCTAGACCACCAGACTGCTTGAAGAATGGCATGAAGGCATTCAAAGCAGAGGTTAGGGGATCAGCGGCTTGGTTAATAGGTATGCCAGTATAAATATCAAGATAGCTTTGACGTGTCTCGCCTTCAGGTACAGCAAACCTATTACGGTTAGACATGTATGACAGGAAGTCATTCTGTACGTCTTGAAGCTGTGGAACAATCGCTCTACCTAATACACTACGTACACCTGCATAAGGCAGCATACTGTCAGCCTGCATTGCTAAGAACCTATTCCATGCACCTTCATCACCAGACAACATAGACACCAACGGCTCAAAGCCACTGAGGAATGTTTTGTTGGTGACATTCATGCCGATTGAGTGTGAGATCTTGCGGAAGATGTCTTCAGTAAATGCCTGATCAACACGCTCTGCTGAATACACAGCATCAGCTACAAGACCAAGTAGGGAATCAAATGGCTCAAACCCTTGGTAGCTATACCAGTTACCATCAGGACCCATCAATGAATACGGTCTCCAACCAATATCCATCATCCGCTTCTTCTCTGCAGCGTCTTGTGGTCCACTACCAGTCAGTTTACCGCTGATAGCCCAGAGACCAGCTCCAGTCACAACAGCAGATCCCATCACTTGACGACCAAGATACTCAGACTTCAATGCATTAAATGCAGTCTGACTAAATTCATCAATACCATGCTCACGTAATGCATCAAGCATCTCGTCCTGAGTCTTTGCACCTAACACACGACGTGCACGTGTCATTGCAGGACCAATATTACTGAGTGGATTGAAGCTCCATCCCATCTCAAGAGCATTCAGACCAGTTCGCGGGAACATGAACAAGCCTTTAGCAGCAGGCACTCGCTTCATGAAGTTCTCAAGTGCACCAACCATATCGTTATCCAAGTTCATGGCGATCTCACCAGTAGCAAACTTGGCATACTTATCAGTCAGTAGACCGGATTCATCAAATGCCTCACCATATAAGCGCTGCTGCATCTGTTGAAACTCAGCAGCTATATCGTCATTCCAGACACCTTTAGTCCTAGTGAATAGTTCATCATATGCCTTGAGACGTGATGTCATTGAAGCCATCATGGATCCAGTGAATCCATCAATAGCTTGCATAGCAGCGACACCATAACGTGTCCAGATCTGACCATTCCACCAGTTCAATCCATTAGCAATATTGAATGCAGCAACCTTACCAATCTCTCCATTTCGCTTAGCGCCTTCGATGTACGACTCCATCACTTCAAACTGTTGAAGTGTCTGTTCCATACGTGCATAGTCAGCACGACTGGTATACATCGGATCAGCTGCAGCACGCTTCCATTCGTCACCCATGACTTTGAAGCCACGTTGGAGGTTTTCTGAGATACCACCAAAGCCAACCAAGGCACGCTTAAATGTCTTTGCATCGGCTGCTGACCCAGCAAGAGTTGACAACGGCTTAGCAATCAACATCACAGCGTTACCAGCTGCAGCACGTACAGCAGATAGACCAGACAACACACTATTAATGCGTGCAGTCTGCATACCTTGTACTACAAGACTCGGAACTTCAGGTTCGTTGTCAATAAATGCTTTACGGATAATGCCAAGTGAATTCTCAGCATAGCGATGCATCTTATGAATTTGATCAACGCTACCATTGGTTACATCGTATGCTTTAACAAGAGCTTCTGCAAATGATGGGTTCTCACGCATCATGCTCTTGAACTCATCATTGAACTTTTTCGCATTAGCACGAGCAAGGCTAATGCTTTCCTCTAGTTCTCCAAGTTTCTTGAGGTGTTCAACAACAGCTTGTGGGTTCTTGTAATCCAACTTTGCTGCTTGTAGCTGCCAACCACGGATGTATTGAGATGCACGAACTTCACTGTTGATCAGCTGTAGATTCTCCATGACCATCTCTTGCTGACGACTGGTGTCTACAGCACCATCAAATGCACGTACACCAGTAGCAGCATCAGTGACAGTATCAGCTGCCTGCTGAGTCATCATTGCTTTTACTCGAATCTTATTTGGATCGAGTAATGCGAGATATCCACGCTTAACTGCAGCAGCACCAATCTGGAAGCTTTCTTGGTCCAGGAAGCGACTACCATCAATCAGGTTACGCTTCATGTTATCTACCAGCTTTCCGAAGTCATCAGGATTCATTCGGAATGCAGATCCAGCAAGGTTGTCAATAGCACCCTTTAGATCAGCTTCTGTATAGCGTTGCTTGCCACGTGTCACTTCAACACTCGGTGCAAGACGTGCTGCAATCTCATCAGCTAATTCAATCTGCTCATCTGTAGTAGCGTTCAGATACCGCTTCATGAATGATTCAGTCATCATGGGAGCAGCTCTACCATTCAATGTATTGTCATTACGTTGAATAGCCGCGTGATCAATGACTGATCGTTTGGGGTCAGCATCGACACCACTTATTGCACGTTGCTGGAACTCATGAGGTTCATTAGCAAAGTGGCTATGATTAGCTCCATCTGGGTCGTTCATAACATCATCCATACCCCGTTGTGCCACTTGTGCATCACGGTCTAGATCACGACCCTTTACTGCTCCATATTCAGGATCAGCAATACCCATTGCTTCAGCTCGGCGTGCAATAGCAGCGTGTCGATCCATTGGAGGCATTGCAAGAAAGTCGATACCTGCAGCTTCGCTCTCAGCAATCAGTAAATCTTCTACTTGCTTTAGTTCAGCATTGTCTAATGAGTTGACAATGTTATCTGCCTGCTTAGTTGCTACATATGCAGCACCTGCTTCATCGACACCTTTGATTGCAGTACGAACACCTTTGCCTTTAGTGAACATACCAAGAAGACCTGTTGCTACAACACCAAGTCCCATGTTTTCTAGGATGTTCACACGCCGCCATACATCTGGATCATCACCTGCACGGTTTGCCCAGGGGATCGTGCCTTCTCCTAATGCCATCTCCAGAAGGTTCCCGAAGTTACCCTCCTTAGCTGTATCAGCATCAATAGCGGATACCGCAACATCAACACCAGCACCGGCAGCTACCTCAGCACCAAGCTTCGACCACTTACCAAGGTTCTGTACCTTGTTAGCCATACCAAGCTTGGTTGCTGCAGCAAGACCGCCACGAGCAATCCCAACACCACCAGCAAGGGTTGGAATAACCACACCAGAGATGTCTCTGATCGCCTCAGACCACTTTCCTTCCTGCTCAGGAAACCATCTGTACCAGTTCTCCTTAAGGGGTTGTAGAGGGGGAATGTACCCCATTAGGTCTGCAATAGTGTCACCTACACCAACAACAGGAGCAGCTACAATCTGACCCAATGAATCAGGTTTGTTGGCTTCTTCTTGTTTCTTTTTAGCAGCAGCTGTTTCATCTGCCATCTTGTTGGCTTCAGCTAAAGCTGCGTCATAACGCTTGGCAAGGTCTGCTTCCTTCTGCTGACGAACAAATTCCTCGTCTAGTAGTGGATCAGGAACGACTTCATGCTTAGCGCTTTCATCATAATAGTTTTCTTGCATAGCAGCTTTTACACTTGATGGTCAAATTCAACATGGAGGTGGTCTTCGTGCATCCCACCATCACGCCATAGGATCTTGCGGATACCAAACTGTTTCTGGTTTGCACTTAGGTATTGGTATAGGTTATCCAGCTGTTGTTCGTTGTTGTGACTAAGAGGGAAGTCCAGTGCCTCACCGTGGTGATGTGCACTATCATATGTCCTTTGCATCACACGTTGTCTACCACCAGAAACAAAGCCAGAATCAAGGTTAAAGTTTGGATGTTGCCAGGACTTATAGCCCATCTGTAGGAGTTGTCTTCCAACCACTACTGTGCGTTCTTTGGCAGGGCGACCCATCAGTTGGGGAATTAAGTTGCTATTCACGTTCTGACCTTGGCGCCATGGTGAACTACCGAATGATCCAGCAGCAGCTTGACTTACAGCTTGCCTAGCCTGATCCATAAATTTCTTGTAGGAACCATTCTTGTATGCACCCCAGGCAGTTGGTCCACCTGCTTTGAACATCTGAGCAGCGACACGTACATTAACGTTCGGATCTTTTAGATCGTCGTAACTCCTCAGACCATACTGCTGCATACGAGCAGGACCTAGATCATCAATCATGTTGATCTGGAATAGACCATAACTTAGGTCTCCTGTATTTCGGTTGTTGTTTACGACCTGTGGGTCTCCACCAGACTCAGCCATCATTACTGCGGTCATTA